GGTAAGAATTAGCGTACCAGTGACCCGGGTGTTCACGGTCTGCAGTACCGTCCCCTCCTGCGTCTCGAAGGTTCCGCGCACGACGTGGAAATCGAGGGCATTAGTCGCCGAATCCCACTGGCGCCGGAGTTTCATCTGAGAGTTGAGCCCGTGGCGAGAGAACTCCTCAGCCCGAGCGAGGAGCGCGTGGATGTTGGAAATATTCGCAATGAGATTGTCAGCGGACGTTCCCCGCACGTCTATAGTTAGCGTAACCGTTCGACCGCGGGAGGGATTGTCCAGTATCGCCTTAAGAGACGGGAGGAGAGGAGTCCCGCCAAGAGTGCGGAGCCGAGGCGGCGGAGGGGCGAGGATCCCTTGCTGGCGCACGACATAGTTGGTCAGGTCATTGAGGGCGAGCGTCGTATCGTCGTTGAGCAGGCTGTAAATATAGGCCATCGGACTTATTGATCCTGGGTTTGCTCACTGAGCATCGCATCGTCACCCATAATCTGGCCGACCTGACGCTCGTCCATCACGATGGTCGCTATCTTTGTCGGGAGTCCCGGTAGTCCCCCGCCAGCTCCAAACATTGGCGGGGTTTCCCCGAAGAGCCCCCACTCTTCTTGCGCAGCGAGATTGCCCGCGCTGGCCACGATGGCTAGGTTGCGTGCCTTGCGCCGCTCTTCACGCCGCACCGCATTTTCCGTATTGCTGATATAGGCGTCACGCTGGGCAGCCCGGAAGGGATCAGTCGTCGCTGCACGTTCCTCCCGTAACTGTTCCAGTCGGTCGGCTGCCGGTTCCTTCGAAAAGCCGGTCACCGAACGTCCCAGGTTTTGGAGCGCAGAAGCCTGCTCGTTGATTGCGCTGGTCGTCCTGGAGACGACCTCAAATGTGTCCTCGTCCGCCTGACCGAACTGCAGTATATGCTCCTCTGCCTCGGAGAGCTGTGACGTATAATTTTTGAGCGATCTTGAAGCCCTGATCACCGACCGGTACCATTCATCATTCGTTGAGGTGGCCAGTTCGGCGAAGCCTGCGAACTTATCGAGCCGATCTCCCACGACAGCTATACTCTTGGCATTGGCCTCATTCGCGTGTATTAGTGCCGTCCCTTGTTTCTCCAGCTCCGCCCAAGCCTCTCGTGCCTCGTCTATGGCGGCGACTACCTCTGTATAGTTGGCACCGTGGAGGAGGGGGATATCAAAGCCCCTCTGTCGCATCTTCTGGGCTTCGGCGTTGATGGCCCTCAAGCCCGTCTCCGTCTCGAAGAATATCCCCGCAAGGAGCCCCAGGCCAGCGGCAATGGGAGTGATGACGGTTCCCAGGGCACCAAATACTCGCCCCATCATGGTTGCGCCGGCTAGGATAGGCGGAAGCCCCAGTCCCATAAGGGCGAAAGCACCTACCAATCCGACCGCTGCAACCGCCGTATTATGGATGGGCTCAGGAAGCGCCTCGGCTGCCCGGACCAGTTTTTCGAGGCCAATAGTGACGTTATTAACTGCCGGGAGGAGACTATCCCCCATAGTCTCGCCTAGGTTCTTCATCCTGTTTCTCAATTGGTCTATAGGGGAGGCGGCACCCTCAGCAGCTCCACCAATGGCCTCCGTTGCCGCTGCTACGCGCTCTGCAAAGCCCGCGGTCTCGTCGAAGGTCAGGCCGGCGCTCTCAGCCGTATTGGCCATCCCTCCTAAAGCGCGACCCATGGTGAGCGCGACGGTTCCCACCGATGACCCGCTGACTGCTGCAGCATCTAAGATGACAGGCAACGCAGCAAGGGCCTTCTCCGTGCTTCCCAGGATGGGAATCAGGCGGATCATCGCCTCTCGCTGAACATTGTCGCCATAATTAGTCTTACGCTGTAGAGCCTCCGTGACGCTCTCTATGGTCTCTTTCTGGGCGTCATAGGTGGTGTTGAGCGTTTGCAGGACAGCATCCAGGGTTCCTATCTGCTGACGCTGGTCCTCGGCCAGCTTGGTCGCGACACCGAGACCCCCGAGAGCGGCTGCGCTGATACCCAACAGCGGCCCCCGTATAGCCCGCGCCTTGTCCGCGACACCCTGGAGGCGCTGGCTTAATCCGCTCATAGCCCGCTGCGCCCGTTGGGTATCTGCCGAGACGGTAATCTTGACTTCGTTAGCCACCTGGATCCTCTATCTCGGCAAGAAGTCTTTGCATACGTAGGAGGTCATCTGCCGGTTCCTCCAGGAGCTGGGACGGCAGGCATCCATAGCGTTGACACAAGGCATCGATGAACCGTGCCTGGGTTAGCTCGTTAGGCTCTTGGATACGTCGGCCAGTCTCAGGGTCGATTCCTCCGGCGACATGGCGCCATCGTTGGATGGCTCTGCTAAAGGGGGCGACGGCTCTCCCATCGCGCTACTCCAGGCCCCTATCATGGCGGATAGGAAAGGAGGGGAAAGATCTTGCATCCCTTCAAAGGTGGGCGGGATAGGCTGTCCGTCATCGTCGTCTAGGTTCCACTCCATCAAAATCGCTTCGGCGAAGAGTCGAAGCATCTCCTGATGGGGTCCGCTTTCCCTCAACTCGTCAATCTGGAGAGCGATGCGGAGTGTGACATCGAGGGCACATCTCACCTCTGCACCCTCGAAATCACCCACGAAAGTGAGGAGAGCTGTACGCTTAGGCAGGCGGAATCTATGGTTGTTCATCAGGACCAGGTCGGCGCGGTTCCATTCTGAAGAACGGCCGGGACAGACCAGGTGAGTTCTCCCGTGGACGCCCGCCGCATGATGTAGTCGGTCAAGAACGCCTCCACGGCCAAGGTCTGACCACTGGCGGCATGGCTGCACGTCCGGGCTATGCTGGTGCTTGGGATTGTCGAGAATACGGCATGGCTCAGGTTCGAAGCATCGTTGAAAACGCCGTTGTATGTGGCCGAGAAGTCGGCCAGAAGAAGGAGGCGTTCGATAGCAGTCTTATCGACCCCCGTCACCTCCTGAACACCTCTGGGGGTGGCGAAGTCGAGATCCGTGATATCGTTCGAAATGGTCCGCGCTGAAGTCCCGTGGTCGTCTATGATGATGGTCATAACCGGTGCTTCCTTGGGCACGACTAGCCTCCTTGTCTCCGCTTATGGTGCCTGTAGCTGTCCTCGTTCATTCCGTCGGTAAATCGCTCGAACTCGATGGGTTGCCTGTCTTTGCTGTAGATGGGCGGCATCCCCGTGGCGAGCCAGTGTCCGGTATCTGTCGACCGGAAGCAGGTCTGGCCTGGCTCAAAGTGGAAACGTGTGAGGCCGCTGGGCAGGTGTTCCTCCTTACAGTGCCGCCGTCGGCTGGTCCGCATATACGACGCCTGCGCCTGGCCGAAGTCCGTTGTCTCATCCACGTCGGTATACCACCCCAGAAGGTAATGGGGACACTCGACCTCACGGCAATCGACCCGACGCCAGTGGCCCGTCAGATGCCCTGCCTGGTCATGTAACGGACGCCGGTATCGATAGTGGCTGTAGACTCCCGGCGGGAGCCTAGTACGCAACGTCATCTGCGGATAGTCCCCGCCTATACGCTATCGCGAAGTCCGCGTTCGAGAAGCTCCCCGTCGTGGTTACCCGAAGATATCGATTCACGGTTCCGCTAACTGTCTTCCGCTCGGCGGCCGGTTCGTTGCCCGAAGCGACGGCGGTGAACGAGATGAGGGTGGACCACGAGGAGTCATTGGGACTGTCCTGGATGATGATCGTAGGGGTGCCGCTGTCGATGTCCTTGATCTCTACCACGGCAGCGAGCCCGGCAGATGTACTCGCGGCATCGTCTTTGCTGGAGCTGCTGCTGGCGCTCGAGTGGGTGTCGATGGCTGCAGTGAGCATCTCACCATACTCCAGGGCTACCCCCTGCCCCAAGCAGAGGATCGTCAACGCCAGGGACATATCCTGGCCACGGCGGGCGTCATAGTTGACTTGCTTCGCCGTCAGGAATGCCGCGGAGTCTCCAATCGCGCCGCCGTAGGCCCAGAGGACCACCACGTCACCAGTCGGCAGGCCGGCCAGGGCGTTATGCGAGAGTTCGGTCCCATCATCGAAGTAACTGGCGAACTCGATCCGGCCGTCCCCATGGGTCATGACGCGCTCCACGGCCGCCTTGTTGATCCCAGTAATCTCCAGGACGCCGCGGGGGCTGGCGCACTCGTTAATCGCCCCAACGTCGCCGCCGAGATCGTGGCCGTCTATGTAGAACTCCTGGGACAGGCCACCCGTCTTAGGCATCTCCTGCCACCTCCTCCAGGAACTTGCGGTCCAGCCACAGATCCACCTCGCCCAGGGTCAGCTCGACGATATCTCCCTCGTATGCTTGGAGTTCCCCACCCCCTGGTCCCTTGCCGGCAAACGTCAGCACATAGATGTCCTTTGAGACGTTTCGCGGGTTGAGGACCCTGTATCTCTTTGTAGCCATCTCGCCTCCTACGGTGACAACGTGGACGAATCGTCCACAATCAGGGGCAACGTGATATCAGCGATGCGATACATCCTCCCCGACACCTCTACATAGCCCCAGGCGGCGCCGTAAGAGGTTCCGTGGGCACCAGCCGCGTCGATGCTCATGATCGTGCCTCCAAGATCGTAATCCCCCAGGAGGTCACTGGAGATCTCGGATATGGCGACCGCGACCCCCTTCTCCACGTCTACCTCTGGCTCCTCCAGCATATCTTTATAGACCCGTAGGGTGACTACGTGCTTTTCTCGTGTGCCCCCATCGGCAAAGACGAGGACCACCTCCGCTCGGTCCATCCAGATCGCAGCAGCTAGCCTCTCGACTGTAGAGGGCGGCTGTTTGAACTCACCCACCTGGGCGTTGGGGAAGCGCCCATCTGCCTTGAGGTAGCTCACGACCTGGTCCAGGGTGGCGGAGATATTGAACGCCACTACCGAAGTCTCCGTAGCGTATGCTTTGCCATCACCTCACTGGCCTGCTTATTGAGCCAGTCCTTCGTCCGCCCGAACAGCCTGTACCCCTTAAACCGAGTGGAAGTTCCGCGACCTTCACCGCTCTCCAACCATGGACCATACTTCACCGCGCCTACATCGATTAATCCAGCGGTCGTACTCGTCATCCTCCCGTGGAGGTTGCGCCGATAGTTACCGGTACTCGCTCTCCCTGGTCCCGCCTCGGCGACGGAGAGGAAGACACCGCCAGGA